TACCTATCATAACAACGAAACCGCCCCTTGGGACGGTTAAGTAGACACTTTGTCAACTGTCTACTTCGTTTTCTTGCCTGTCTTAATGCTTGTGGTTTAAGATGACGTTTCTGTTCTTTTTTAGAATGATGTCGCCAATTTGGAACTCTCATTTTTAATCCCTTTGCCTCCAATCGTCTGATCGTTTATCATTTCTGAACCAATCTGCTATATCATCTGCACCACTGAAACCCTTTTTATGTTTCCTTGAATCCGAGTCTCCTATATCCAAGTACTTAAGAAAAGTTGAGTCATCATCCGTTTTTAATCTTCTTGCTTGACTTAACATTCCTCTTGCTGATGTGTTTGCCTTTGATAATTTCTCTGCCCATATCATATCTTCTAAGTTTACTTCTTGTCCTGCTGCAATTGCTTTACAGATTCCCTCTAGTCTTAAACGGTATTGAGTAGATAGCATAGATCATTTTATATGTCCAAAATATTTATTGTTGGTCTCCAACCAAGTTCTTTTAATTTCGTGATATCCGCACATGTAGTGTCTCTTTCACCCGGAGTTTCCTCTTTTATCGGTAAATGTGCCATACCCATCTTAGTTGCAAGGTCAATAACTGCTACAGGATTCGCAGTTCCTACATCCAATACTCCAGTATAATCATTTTCTGCAAGAAGTGCAATTGCTGATACAATATCATTAACATGTATCCAATCTCTCTTATGTCTTGTAAGATATGTTGCTGTCTTTTCCTCAAGCATACGATATAACATATCACTACGACTTACCTTCTCTGCCCAGACATTAAAGAATCTCATACCTACACTATTTGGTGGTGCTTGAATTTCATTTACTTTCTTTGTAATACCATATGCATTGATCCACCATTCATATACTGATGCGGAACTTGCATACAAACATCTTACATTATTTTCTCTACAATACTCAAATATTGGAATTGATTTTGTAACATTGTTTTCCCAAAATAAATCAGGGTTTTCAACTGCCTCACGGATTGCAGCATTCGCTGCAAGGTGTACCACCAAATCATATTTCTTATCTGTTTTAAAATCACCTAGATCATGTGGAATATCATATCCATCAACCTGATGTCCTTGCTGTGTAAAGTATTCATATACATGACTTCCAATAAACCCAAGATGTCCAGTAACTAAAATTTTCATACAATCCTCCGACTAAATCCACGAACTTTATCAAACTTCATAAGGTTATCAAACTTATCATGTAAGTCTGACTTATGAGATATAACAAATATATTAGCATCTTTAATGACAAAACGAATAATCTTCATAAATTCATCGACACCAAATCCATCAAGAGAACTGTCAAATACCTCATCCATAATTAATAGATTTGTATTCACAGAGTTCTTAACTCTTGCTACCTCTCTCCAAGTAAACAGTAATGCCAAGTCAATACGCATCTTCTCACCTTCACTAAATGATGAATATGAAAAGTCTTCATGTATTGGTGACTCTACTGTTTCATTAAACTCCTCATCTAACTTAAAATTGATATAGAAATCCATCATCTGCAGATAACGATTGACCTGCTGATTGATGAGAGGTAAGTATTTTCTGATTATTTTAGTCTTGACTCCATCATCTTTGAGTAAAGAATACGCAAAGTCATGATGAACTATATCCTGATTTCTTTCGGAAAGTTTATCGTCAGTTGTTTTGAGACTAGTTTTAAACTCTTCTAACTTTTCATGCTCAGTATTTCTGTTTTTAAACTGATCGGTAATAGTTTGAATTTCTGATTCAAGTTCTCTGATCTGCTTTTGATTGATAGAGATGTGAGTATTGTTTTTAGAAATGCCATTGTTGAGTTTAGTAATCTCCTTTGTTAGTTTGACAAACTGACGCTGTTTTTCTTTTTCTTCTTCGATTGTATTCTCTAAGTCTTCAAAACCTTTTTTAAGTTTCTTTGCCTCAGATTGAGCGTCTTCAATCTTATTTAAGCGAAAGTCTTCTTCTATATGCTGAGTACAGGTAGGACAAACCGTATTCTCTTTGAAGAACTTATGCTCTTTGGTAATGTTAGATACCTTATTTGATATCTGTCCTTTAAAATTGTTCAGTTTGGACAGTTTCTTGTCAGCACCTACAAACTTTTCTTGACTCTCTGTTAAGTCTGAAACTGAATTCTCTAAGTCTTGATTTATCACAAGGTAATTTTCAGATTCAGATATTAATGCATCTATCTTATTTTGATTAGAATTAATACTATTCTTATGTTGATTATCTACTTCTTGAATAAACTTATCTTGCATCTTAATCTTATCTTCTAAGTTCTCTCTTTTTAAATTAAGAGATCGAACTTGTTCTTTTTGTATTCTTAATTTATCTTTCAATAAGTTATTCATAAATGAGAAGATACGAATATCAAGTAAATCCTCAATTACATCACGACGAACTGAACTTGAGAGTTGCATAAAGGGTATGAATGTGCTACTTCCAAGTATAACTATCTGAGTAAATGACTTATAATTAACTTTTAATATATTTTCTTCTAGAATCTTTTGATTTGATCGGTCATCAGCCTGTCGATGTAAAGGTTCTCCATTGACTTCAATGTCAAATATGGTTGGTTTCATACCTCTACGAACCACATATTCCCTTGCATTCACATCAAATTCCAGTTCAACTACAGAATCTTTTTCATTAACTGTGTTAACTAACTGAGATTTATTGATCTTACGGAATGGTTTATTGAACAAAACAAAGGTCAGTGCATCTAACAAAGTGCTCTTTCCTGAACCATTGTGACCAATTATTAAGTTTGTATTCTTCTCAAGGAAGTCAATTTCTGTCCAATGGTCTCCCGTTGACAGGAAATTCTTCCATTTAATCTTCTTGAACTTTATCATTACTAGGTGGAATCACAAGGTCATCGGGTGTGATGACAGCATACTTATAATTATACATGCTACAGGTCTTAATGGCAAGGTCATCTTCAACTTCTATAACTTGCATGTTTTTTTCTTGTTCGAGGTTGTCCTCCAACATCATCGCATAGCGAACAGCATCGTCCTCTTCTTCAAATAAAAAGAGAACTTTGTCTCCATCAGAATCTTGCACAGCGTATGCACCGTCATCCTTCCGACTATTAAGAGTAAGTAAATACATCATTCTACCTCGCATGCTTGTCTGTATAGATCACGAAAAATGTTTTTTACAATTCCTTTGTCAAATTCAATCTCAGATTCATCAATATAACGATTTAAAATTGAAATTGTATTCTCATCTTCTTCAATGTCAAAATCTTTATTCTCAGCGATTGCAAAATTCTCAACAATCTTTAAATCGTGAACTCCTGATCGATATAATTTATCAATAAATTTTTGGAATTCTTTTGGATTTGATTTCTTACGAACTATAACTTTTACAATTTTATTATGATATTGAGTTGTATTAAACAACTTATGATTAGTATCTTCATAATATATGTTATAAAACAATTTATAAGGATTGTTAACTGGAGTCTGTTCCTGAGTGTCAGTATCAAACAAATGATACCCTCTTGGATCGTTTACATCATTCCAAAACATTTCATATGGATTACCTAGATAAAATATTTTACCATCAGTAGAGCGTGTATGGAAGTGCCCTGAGAAGACTTTATCAAACTTATCAAACACCTTTACATCCATACCATCTTCCATCATATGACCACGAGTTGCCTTAAATCCATTTAATTCAAGATGTCCCATTGCAATCTTTGACTTTGAATTTTGAATTACTTTAAGTGTATCATCATGATTATCAACACTTATCCAAGGTAAAAGAAGAATATCCAGTCCATCAATATTAATATCTGTTGCTTTTGAATAAGTTGTTATATTGTCATAGTCAGTTAATAATAACTCTGGAGAGTTTATTTCATTTGTATTTTTATAGTAGCAGTCATGATTCCCTGTGATTGCGTGAACCTGATACTTCTTCATCGGTTCAAATACAACTCTCTTTGCCCACTCTAAACTATAATAATCAATGGACTTTCGACTATCAAATACATCACCCATATGGATAATAGTATCAATTCCTTCTGCTTCAAGTGAAGGAAAGAATACATTTTTATAAAATTGTTCAAAATAATCATGTAAATGCTTTGACCCTTTACGTGCACCATAATGAGTATCAGTTATAATAGCAACTCTCATCTATTTTTCTTCTGTGCAATGTTGTCTTTAATTGTATTATACTCAGACATTGCTCCTGTCAAGGCACCATCTTCAACTGTCATGACTTCATCATATCCAGTTTTCTCAATAATTTTATTCTTTATATCTAACTGCTTCTTCTCTTTCTGTATGCGTCTCAGAAAGGCATAGTGGATTATCTGTGTAAAGTATGCAAAAGGATTACGAGACTTCTCTGGATC